GCAAGGTATAACTGGCTGCTGATCCCTAGAAATAGTGATTAGTATGCTGATGCATATATATCCAACCTAGCCTCCTAAAGGGAAACCTTTGGTCAAGCCAAATTATCACTAATCATGATAATCGGTTATGCTATAGTAGTAATGTTCTACTCGCAATTGCTAAGCGTATCATTACAGACCGTCGCAAGTTTGTACGTAATAACTGTGTTAGCAGCTCAGTAACGACCAAATGAAAGAACGCAATTGTGGATTACCTTAATAAATTAAGCTATGAATAAATTCAATATACTTAACCTATTGCGGCAATCGAAGGTCAGTCGAAAAGAATGGATAACTCTTCCTGAGTTAAAATCATTTTATTCTCTGCCCATCATAATCACGGGTTCTATTGATAGTAATTCATCCCTAAAACTGCTAAATAGTCGTATAGTGTCACTAGTTGAAAATAGTGGCTGGTCTTTTGCTTTCCTTTATTTAAAGGAGAGTATCAGACTTACTATCCGTTCTCTTGCGGGTCAACCTGAACCTTTATGGAATAATTCTATTCCTAGAGTTAAGAGAGATCCTCACGGCCTTCCAACTATCATACCTCTAAATCTTAGAAAGGTTCTTTTAGAACCTTCTAAGAATATTGGGATAGTTAGAGCTACACTTTGTATCCTTTCTGTTTTTAGAACATTTAAGGTGCCTGTTAAACCATCATTGGATTCTATTATTGAACCCTTTAGTGGAATTTCAAGCACTTTTGCGTACTTACGTATAAGTAAAGCCTTAAATATGCTAAAATTTGAAGCTAAGTTCTCAAATTTCAGAGGTTTCATTTCCGAATCTGCGGGACCTAATACTAAATTTGCTACTTGGGGTGCTGCTATTGACGCTTTAGCGTTTCTAGAGTATCCTAAACAATTTTTTACTTTTGTAAGAATTGCTTATTTAACTAGTAGTTATTGGTATTTAACACTGTTCATAGTTATTTTATTAATCTATGGACCTGTATATATCCTTTTAAGATTTACTGGACTGATTTCTCCGTTGAGAATGGGTAAACTGTCAACTGTTTATGATCAAGCTGGTAAAGCCAGAATAGTTGCTATAACTAACTGGTGGATCCAACTTGCTTTGAAACCGCTTCATGATTCAATATTTAGATCTCTTCGTAGAGTTCATGATATTGATGGTACTTTTAATCAAGGGTATCCTCTTAATCGTTTATACGAAAATCGGGACCCTAGATATAAGTTCTCATGTTTTGATTTATCATCAGCAACTGATAGATTACCTATAGCCTTACAGGTAGATATACTAAATGCCATGGGCGTTAGAGGAGACTTATGGTCTAGTTTGTTAGATTTTCCTTGGGCCATTCCAGGAGAACTTCATAAACTCAGTGATGAGTATATTAAGAACTTCTTGAAATCAGGTACTTTATATAAAGTTCATAATGAACAATATGTAAAATATTCTGTTGGTCAACCTATGGGAGCCTACTCGAGTTGGGGAATGTTGGCTGTAACACATCATGTTATAGTTCAAATTGCCGCAGTTCAGTGTGGTTTCAAAGTTAATACTTTTAAACAGTACTGTATACTGGGTGACGATATTGTTATTAATAACGATAGAGTTGCTAGTAAATATGTACACTTAATGCAAACATTAGGTGTATCCATTAATTCTAGTAAATCGATAATATCTTATGATGTTGTTGAATTTGCTAAACGATGGTTAACCCCTTATGGCGAGATTTCACCTTTAGGTCCAGGAAATATCCTGAACTGTAAGAGAAATCCCGGTGCTTTAGGTAGTTTATTATATGAAGCGCATAGTAAAGATTATCTCCAAACTACAGGCCATGTGTTGAATCTATTGCCAAAATTACCAGGTGTTTACACCTCGCATATGGCTTTAGCTTTAAATACCATGTTCGGTCTCAATGGATGTTTTCACCCAGTAGGCCAACTAGACACGAAAGTGTTGAGTTGGTGTTCCTATGGGTTATTAACAGATCCAAAGGTTATACGTTATTCTTTTTATAACGGTCTTTTACAGACCCTTATAACGGAATTACGTGATAACTTGAAGACGAACAGTAAATCTAGTGAGAATTTCTTACGAAATTCAATCCGGATTACTGGTGTTAGAACTAAAACTCTTAGATTCATAGAGTTGACTTCTTTACTATTAAACCCAGGTTTCTACTTATATCTTATTAACACTGTTAAAGTGGAAATGGAGATACAAGATGAACTACAGTATCTATTTTCAAATAGACCTGGTAGCTGGAGTGATATCAAAGAAATTTCTGATCGTAGTCCTCAAATTGTTCCTGCTCTCCTTGATTGGGGAGCTAGAAATAATCGTAAGGCTGCCAAAGACTTCGGTAAGTTTTATCGAAAACTGGATGCAAATATTATGCAAACAGCTTCTGATTTAACCACGATGACCGGGGCAGACGGGACAGATTTCTACTAATATACTCACTTAAGAGCTATGCAAGTTTACCTTGTTGTAAAATGTATAGTTAGAATCCCGAAAGGATTATTAAGTAAAGTGATTATGAACTTTTCTAGCTAGTCAAGCTAGTGCGGACTTAATACATCATTATGATGGGG